CCTTGCACGAGGCGATCCATTGCTGCCGCCAGGAGCTCGACGAGAAGGCCGTCACCGACCTAGCGAACGACCTGTCTCGCCTGCTGTGGCGTATGGGCTACAGGCGAAGCGGAACGTAAATTTCCACTTACGGGAACCGCAAAACACTTACGGAACAGGCGTCAGTCGCGCCAGTAGACCTCGTCGCCCCGGCGGTAGTTCCTGAAGTCGCGCTCGCCCTTGACGTACGAGGTGAAGTGCGAGTCGATGTACTGCACGTAGTTGTTTGGCAGCAGCATGAACCAGCCCGAGCTCGTCTCGATGAGGTTGAGCGGCTTGTGCTCCTGCGGGTAGCGGCTGAACCCATCCGCCCAGTCGAAGACCATCCCCGTGTGCCGGCCCGTGAACCCGGGCCTGTCGCCCAGTGCCGTCTTCTGCGCGACGCCCATGCAGGGCAGTCCCTCGAGGTAGTGGAGGTGCATGATCTCGAGGTGTTCGCCCATGCCGCCCCAGGGCGTGAGTTCACGCGACCCGCCGCTGGCGACCGCCTGCGGGTGGAACGCGGTGGTCATCGACATCATGTGCAGCGGGATGCCGCACCAGTGCGCGCCCGTCTCGAGCAGCACGTGCGCGAGGAGTTCCTGCCCGGGCCGGCAGTACGCCGCGTGCCAGATGCCGCGAGTCGTGCCCTCTGGCATGTTCGGCCCGAGCGCCGAGTTGTGTACTTGCACGTAGAGATGAAACGGAAGATTTGCGTGGCGCGGCATTTGCGTAGGTATACTGCCAATGCGGAGGGGTGAGTCTGAGGTGGCTTCGGCCCCAAACACTCACAGGGGCATCGGCAGAAAGGCCGCGAGGCACGGCCCGGTGCAGCGCACCCTTGGTGTAGCAAACGCATTCCGCCGTAGGGCAGGCCAGGCTAAGACCTGGCGCTGCCCACCTGACCAGCAAACTAGTCATGTGACAAAGTGACTACAGTTGTCGACAAGTGTGGTGAGTTTGTCACACGCCTGAAACGAAACGCCCCGCGGACCGTGAGGTCGACGCGGGGCGCTTCCGGGGGTTCAGTCAGGTCGCGACGCGCTCGGCGGCGACTTGCCGCTCTGCCTCGTCAGAGAGCCGCGCCTGACGCGGGAACGGTAACCCGGCATTTCGGGGAAGTCAAGGGTTGACCGCCGGAATCCGGTCGTTATCATGGGGCGCAAGAGCAGGTGCAATGCTCGACAATTTGACCGACTGTGGGGCGGGTTAGCCGCACCTGCTCCCCGCCCCACGTCGGTTATTTCAGGAGCAAGGACGCATGCATTGGTTCCCGTTCTATACGAAGGAGTGGACAGCCAGCGTGGCGCACATGAGTGCCGCCCAGCGCGGCATGTACCTGTCGATGCTGATTTACCAGTGGGACAACGGCACGGTCCCGGACTGCCCGGATCAATGCGCCCGCATCGCCGGCGCCAGCTCCGTGGGCAAGTCCGACTGGGCGGTGGTGCGGGATAAGTTCCACGCAGACCAAGACCGGCTGGTGAACCACAAGTTAGAGGACGTTCGTCGTGAGCAGCAGGATCGCCACGACAACGCATCCAGGCGAGGCAAGCGTGGCGCAAGCGTGCTTCATGGACGCAGCAAGCATGGCTCAAGCACAGGTCAAGCACTGGCACAAGCACAGCCCAAGCATGGCTCAAGCATGGCCGAAGCATGCCAATCAGAATCAGAATCAGAATCAGAGTCAGAAGAACCGCTCGCTATAACCGTACGTCCAACGAGAAAGACTCCCGTAGAGAGTCCGAAGCCTGACAACCTCACCGTCTTGCGGTCGATGGCCGCCGCCGACCGGGAAGGCGGGCGGGAGGAATTTCAATGAATCATGAACAGCCGAGCTGGCAGCAGAACCGTGCGCTCATGGGCGAGCTCTGGCCGCGCTGGCGCCTCGAGCCGGCCTTGTCCAAGCTCCTCGACGAGAAGTGGGGGCAGCTGCACCAGGACAAGCTACGCGAGTGCATCCGCCAGCACCGCATGGAGCGGGACTCGACCCCGGACCTGTCCACGATCCACGCCGCCTACTGCCAGATCACCGGGCACGGCGAGCAGGGCAGGACGGCGGTCAGGGAAACCCGCCGCTACATCGAGGAGATGCGCGGCCCGACCGAGGCCGAGCTGGCCGAATGGGACCGCGAATCCGCCGCCATCCTCGCCACGGCCACGCCCGAGGAGATCAAGGCCGCCAAGGAACGGCTCGGGATCGCCCCCGACAGCGACCGCATCCTCGGGCTCATGGTCGAGTACTGCCGAGAGCACAAGCACCGCCGCACGCCCAGGCGCGATGCCTGAAGAAATCATCGTTTCCCACGCGCACGCGAAACGAAACGAACGCTTTGTAGCATCGCCTTCATGGCGGGAAAGCGAAAGCCACGGCACAACCCCGTACTCTTGGCCCAGTTCGGGGACTGCTTGCTGGGGATCATGTACCCCCGCCCCGACGAAGAAGACTGCATACCCGTCGCCGTATACAGCGCCGAGATGATCGCCGCACGCCTGCGCGACAACGAGAACATGACGATGGCCGAGGCGCGCTGCTTCGTCACCGACCGCATCGAGCAGAACTACCTCGGGCCAGGCACCCCAAGGATCATCTGGCCGGCGACCGAGGAGGATTTCGGTGAAGTCATCACCTCGCAGTGATATACTGCGGGCAATGAATATCGGCTCGTATGAGGACGTGAAGGCCGCGATCACGCATGGCCTCACCTCCGCAGGAACCACGCGAAGCGCACTCGCACGCCGACTCGAGGCACAGGGCGCCCTACGAGCGCACACCGTGCAGTGCCTCCTGTCCACGGCCCCTGTAATCGGCCGTAGACGCCCCACGTTCGATTCCGTCCTCAAGATCGCCCACGCAGCCGGGTTCGAGCTCCGGCTCGTCCTGAAGGATTCCTGATGCCCAGCAAGTCACCCGCCCAGCGCCGCCTCATGGCAGCCGCCGCCCATTCCCGCTCCTTCGCCAAGAAGGTCGGCGTCCCCATGAAGGTCGCCAAGAAGTTCAACCGCGCCGACGTCCGCGCAAAGGGCAAGCGGAAGAAGTGACCACCCTCGTCGCCTACGACGAGAACGGCCGCCGCGTCGGCCAGACCCACCACAATGCCACGATCACGGACGAAACCGTCACCCTCATCCGCGTGCTCCACGAAGACCGTGGATGGGGCTATCGTCGCATCGCCAAGCACCTCTCCCTCCGCTGGCAGACGGTCGCGAAGATCGCCCGCTACCAGCGCCGCAGCGCAGTCCCCTCCTCCTGGCGGCGACCTCGTCGTGCGCCGGAAGGTCGGGCGGCCAACGCTGACCAAGGCGCCTGAACCCTTTGCTAGCGAGGTACTTGCGTGGATTTCCCAGGGCAAGACCCTGCTCGCATACTGCAAGCAGGAAGGCAAACCAACGAGGCAGACGATCACCCGGTGGTTTGACTTGGACCCGGAATTTCTGAGTCACTACAGGGCCGCCCGCGATAATGGCTTTGAGGCCATGTTTGAGCAGTGCGGGGAGATCGCGGACATCGAGCCGGAAACGCCCGTGCAGGCCGCCTGGCGTCGGTACCAGATCGACACCAAGCTCAAGATCCTGCGCATGGCAAACCCCGCCAAGTACGGCGAAAAGGTCGCCGTGGACCACGGCGGCGGCATCGTCCTGAACGTCATCACTGGCGTCCCGGATGCCTGAGACGATCCGGCTCGGCTACGAGCCCAGGACGTGGCAGCGCAAGTGCCACCTCGAGCGTCGCCGCTTCACCGTGCTCGCCCTGCACCGCCGCGCCGGCAAGACCGAGCTGGCGCTCATGGAACTCATGCACCGGGCGGTGAAGTTCACCGACGAACTGGGGTTCTTCGTATACGTCGCCCCGTTCCTGAAGCAGGCGAAGGCCATTGCCTGGGCGCGACTGAAGCAGAAGCTCGACCCGTTCATCCGCTCGGCCGCCGTCGAGATCAACGAGGCCGACCTGGCCGTCACGTTCAAGCACAACAAGGCCACGATCCGCCTGTTCGGGGGAGACAACCCTGACGCACTCCGCGGCGTTCGACTCGACGGCTGCGTCATCGACGAGGTCGCGCAGATCAAGCCCGAGGTCTGGAACGACATCCTCCAGCCCGCCCTCTCCGACCGCAAGGGATGGGCCATGTTCATCGGCACCCCCGCCGGGATCAACCTGTTCAGCGAGCTGTTCTACCGGGCTGGCTCCCTGCCCGACTGGTATGCGGCGAGGTACACGGTCCACGACACGGACGCGCTCGACGCCGAGGAGGTCGCACGACTCCAGCGCGACATGCCCGAGCAGGCGTTCGCACGCGAGTACCTCTGCGACTTCAGCGCCGCCGGCGATGACCAGCTCATCAGCCTGTCCGAGGCAGACGCCGCCGCCAGCCGCCGCTACCCGGACGGGGACGTCCTCGAGTTCCCGCTGGTGATCGGCGTCGATCCAGCCCGGTTCGGGGATGACCGCAGCGTCATCGTCCTGCGCCAGGGCCTGCGGATGGAAGACCCGGTCATCCGGCAGGGGATCGACAACATGAACCTCGCGGCCATTGTCGCCAGCATCATCGAGGACCGCGACCCGGACGCCGTGTTCATCGACGCAGGCGCCGGCTCGGGCGTCATCGACCGCCTGCGCCAGCTCGGCTACGAGGTCACCGAGGTGCCCTTCGGCGGCAAGGCCACGTTCCCCAACCTGTTCGTGAACAAGCGAACCGAGATGTGGTGGGCCGTCAAGGAATGGCTCGAGAACGGCGGCAGCATCCCGCAGGACACCACCCTCAAGCAGGAACTGTCGACCCCGATGTACTGGTACGACGCGATCGGCAAGCGCGTCCTCGAGTCGAAGGATGACATCAAGAAGCGCCTCCAGGGCGGCGGCAGCCCGGACATCGCCGACGCCCTCGCGCTCACCTTCGCCTACCCAGTCGCGAAGATGCTTCCACGCGAGGTGCGCGAGCGGCTCGACCCGAAGCCCAAGGAGTACGACCCGTACTCCGAGATGCGGTGAGTACCCGTAACCGATGATGGGAGGAATACAGTCATGCCCGTAAGGCTCGCGACTGCGGACG